AGACTTTGTTCTGTGTCATATGGAATAATTTCATCCACATACTTTACGCCCGATAATTGAACGTATCTTTCATATACTGATTGTATAGGTTTGTTCTTATCTTCCCTATCAATAGAAGGGTCGGTTTGTAATCCTACAACTAACCTATCACAGTTCTTTCTAGCTTCCTTAAGCATAACAACATGTCCAGCATGTAGTAAGTCAAAAGCGCCGCAAGTAAATCCAATCATCGTATAATATCAATCTTATCCATAGTATCTTGATTCCAGACTTCTAGTTCTGTACGAACCTTATTCTCTGCAATCATCTTATTGTAACGCTTGATAGCAAGTTTTCTCCACCATGCAATTACACCTTCAAGTTCAAATCTATCATAGTTTTCTGCTTTTGTCAAGACATTAGTTCTACCTAATAAAACATCTTTTGCATTAGAGTATCCATACTCGCCCATGTAGAATCTTTTCTGTGTGGTAACATCACCAGCCTTTGCAATCTCTTTAGAGAACAACTCATACGCTTTTGTATCATGTTCCTTTAGACTTGCTTTGATAACACCTACCATCTTAGTTTGCATTTTTAGTTTACGAGATGATGCACCTTTATGTATCAAGTCTTCACCACCATTCTTTTCTGTAAACCAATCACGCATCTCAAAGTAGATTTCTTCTCCAAGTGTTAATAGAAACTTAGATTGGGTGTCGCCCTTGTAACGTAAGAATGGACGCATACCATCATACATAGACGAACCTTTTATATTACCGTAGAGTGATGTTGTCTCAAACAAACAAAACTCTGTATCATACTTTTCATTTAACATTCTACGAACTGCATGAGAGTTGCAGATTGCAGCCATCAGTTTACCACCAAGATAATTATATCCAAATGGTTGTACAGGCACAATATTAAATCCCATGATAGCACGTTTGTTGAAGATAGGTAAATCTGGAACACCGCCCAAATAATCATTACGAGGTTTAGAGTTGATTAGTGGAGAACCTAGTTTAATAAATCCTACCACAGTATTTGTAGTTGTTTCCTTAACAACTAGTTTCATCTCTTTGCCAGGCGCATTATCAGGCGAGAACGATGCAACCTTTTCTAACATAGTGTCGAAAGTTTTAGATGGGACTTGTACAATAGCAAAGTTCATATCCTCTGGATGCATACTGTAGTCTTGGAACATATCATCTTCCAATCCAAATCCTGGCAGTGCAGTAGGAATATTCTTTACACGTTCAATCTTACGAGCACGAAAATAATCATCAATGCGCCCAAAGTCTTTGAAATAAGTCATCAACTTTGTTGCGGCAAATATTGCATCTTCTCGTTCTAGTATCATCCAAAAAAGTCCTCAAGTGTTGTTTGTGTACCATATGAACGGTCAATATTCCATCCAATCTGGTTCATAATAAATGTCAATGGTTCTACAAATGCTTTCTCATACTGTAGATCATAGTCGATATAACGATGAATGTCAAGTTCTTTTGGTAATTTAGTTATAAAAGAAATCACGTTAGATGACATTGTGTTTGGTGTACGCATATGAATAAACTTAATCTTCTCACCCTCTTGAATAAGAGGATACTTGTTTGTAAGTTTTTTCTGTTTGCAGAAGTGGTTGTATAATAACGCACCACGGCAATGCATAGGAACACCTTTCAAGAATATACTTGAACTACTACTCCACTTTGCAAGTCCATTGACAGAACGAGGAAACGCAATCTCTTCTGGAGGCAACTGCATAAACTCTTTACGGAAGTCTTGGATAAAGTTATTCACATCTTTCTCATTTCCAGACATGATAATCTTTAGACATTCCTTAATCTTGTCACGACATGGGGCAGGAGTAGAAGACTTAACAGCCTCAATACCCATAATCTTTAGTTGTGGTTCTTGATAACGAACACCTTCCATATCCCACACATTTAGGATATATCTTTTCTTTGCAGTCCAGATACCTTTGTCAGCAATCGCCTCACGACCCATCTCCATCTTCTGTTCGAATGCATTTACATAAGAAGCAAGATCTTGATAACTCGTATTAATAAAAGGTTCAATTTTCTCTTCAGCAATTCTATTGAGGAAATCCACGGCCCTGCCACGATACGCACTCTCCGACTCATCTGTTCTCTTCGGTAGCACTTTATTAATAAGTTCGTCAAACCTAATATATACTGAATCCGTATCCGATGCAATAACATAGTCAACTCCATTCGTTTTTAATAATTTATTTAAATAACCATTCAGTGCTTGTTCAATCCACCGAATAGATAATTGTCCAGAAGTAGTAATTCCTTCTGCAATCTTTAAGTCATAGTATCTAAACCATTCATTACCAATCGCACCATAAGCAGAGTTCAAAGAAATCTTTCGTGCCATTTGGATGTTATTGAATCGAGACACATCGTTTAGATACTTTGGATCTTTCGTGTCTTCGAACTGTTGTTTAGCAGTCAACATCTTTTTCTTGTAGATAGTACGGTCATTGTACATCTCTTGCATCATCTCAGGCAAGAAACCTTGTTTCTTAGTTCTGAACAATGCACCATTTGGTGTACGAGCAACTTGTGCAGCTGGTAACATAGACAAGTCTATTTGTTTTGACAACATATCATCAACAGTATTGTCATTGTAGGGCATAGACTTTGGTAACAACATCTCTGGAGAAATATTGTATTGCATAATTAAGTGAGGATATAGAGAGTTCAAGTCAAAAGACATAACCCACTTATGTTCACCGACTTGTGGGTCTTTAACATACGCACCGATATACTTCTCGCCTTTGGATTCATTACGAGACTTCTGTGGAATAACAACTTTACGTTTAAGAAGGTGATTGTAAATCAACACATCCCAATACTTCACAGATGTGAATGCATCAGACATATTAACTTTAGCCTCATACGTCATAGTAAGAAGCAAGTCAATCAGTTTCATCTTGTCATCTAGTCTATCAACTAGTTCAACGTCCATGATGTTATAGTCAATAAAAGACTGATAGTCTTTAGTATACCAATCACGAAATGTCTCGTAAGGATTCTCATCTTTACGTTGTCCTAGTTCAACAAAAGCGATATGGTCGAGACGGTATGACTCTTGGTTTGAGTATGTAAATTTACGATACAATTGTAAGTAGTCAAGATTGTTTACACCCAAGATTTCATATACTTGATCTTTACGTCCAAACCCACTGTTCACCATACGAGCGCTTACCACACCCCAAGGCGATAGACGTTTCATTGCGTCTTCACCCATTTGGGAATTGATACGGTTACAGATGTAAGGTAAATCAAAGAACTCAGTGTTCCAACCAGTAATAATATCTGGGTGGTCAGATTCCCACCAGTTTAGGAACCGAGCAAGTAGTTCACGTTCTGTTGGACAATGTATATACTCTACATCATCACGACTTGTTTCATAAGGTTGCATACCCCAAACAAGGAACGTGCCTTTGTTGTGGTCTTTGACAGTGATAGACAGCATTGGTTCTGCTGCTTGGTCTGCATTAGGAAAACCATTCTCACACTCAACCTCAATATCAATAGTAACAATCTTGAGTTTTTTAGAATCAAACTCAATTTGTTTTGGATACGTTTCGGATAGGTATGAATATGGGAATTGATTCATTCCATACACAAGATGTGGCTGAGACTGATACTGTTCAATAAACGACTTTGCTTCCTTGATAGAAAGAAACTTCATAGGATTGACATTTTTGTCATCCAAGGTTTTCCAACCAGTTTCTTTCTGAACAGGTACAAAAAGAGTGGGTTCGTACTTTACTTTAAAGTTAGTACGTTCCCCATTCCTTACGGCACGAACAAGTAGTTGGTTGCCCCATTGAGCAACGTGTGTATAGAAATTCAAAACATTTTTCCTTATCAATTAGGTACATTATACAAGATTTAAGGGCGAATGTCAAGAGAAAAGTGGCATTTGATCCTCTGGAGATTCTGGGAAATATTTATCAACCATGTCTATGACATCTTGATAGTGAGCCATTTGCTTTAGTTCTTTTTCCACTGTTTCTGTGATATCTGAGTGTTCCCCAATACCAGCAGGATTCTTTAGGTAAACCATCACGTTAACTTGATGCATTGCAATCTTAGCTTCAGCATGTTGTTTTACTGCTTTCAGAATATCTGTACTCATTTTATAGTTCTCGCTTTTTTCCAATATTATATTTTGTTTCTAAATCCCACTCACTTTTTTCCTTAAAGGAAATTACTTTGATTTGGGACAATGGTGCTTTCGGTTCAGTATCACCGATTATTTCAACTAAACCCCAATCACTCAAAAGAACTGCGATTGAGTTCCTACGAGATATATCATTCTCATTGATGTTGGTTTCCTTACCATCAAGGGCAAACAACTCTTTGAAATGCACAATGTAATACCTACCTTGTTTATGTAGGATATGACACGATTGGTATAGTTTTCTCTCTTTACGAGAGGCGACACCTATTCTTGATAGTGTCTCACGAACCTTTAAGAAGTCATCAGGTTCCTTTAGTTTTACTTCTAGCATCCTTTCGGGTTGCCATTCAATTTCTTCCATTTCTTCCACCTTTATTCAAACTATCTTTGATAGCCTTTATCTGTTCATTATTAAGTACCGAAAGAGCAACCTTCGCTTTTTCATTACCGTAGCCGTAATACTCTTTAACATACTCTAAGTCATCTAATTTCTGCGCTTTTACCCAAGGGGCGAAACGCTTCTTAGACCTAATAGTATTTAGTAAAAAATCGTATTGAAGCTTTGCGTCAAGGTGGTGACGCATATTCATTTCATTAACGAACATAATGGTGTCATTGAATGCACCCAAACATCTGTTTACAACATATGATGGATACTTCTTTTCCCACATAGGATCATCTGAGTTCATCAGATTTTCCTTAGTGTGATTGATTGAGTTAAGATAGTGCTTTAATTCATAACTCATTTGAACTGCACCTGTGACATAATCTCAATCATAAACGCTTGCATGTTTATCTCTTGATCTGCAACAAATGCTGATTTGTATTGATAGTCTG